TCTTTACTGTGGAAAAGAAACCAATCGTAGGTCAAAAGGGCGAGTTTCAAATTGTTGCCCCTGCCAAACCTGATGGCGATCCTGCAGACTGGCTTGCTTTAATCAAGACTTCCTCACATATGTTGCTAGACCTATGCTCTAGCGATGCCGATGTAATGACAATCTTCAAGAAGAATAAAGCCCTTTTTGATGTTGTCAAAACAACAGACCCTGATTTCTTTAAAGAGATGATGGTCAAATTTACCGAAACCAAAAACAAATTTGAAAAGGAGTAATCATGGGTTACGACAAACCATACGAACCAAAACCGAACACTGGCAGTCTGTTCAAAAACACCTTTAAAAAAGATGGTGACAAACAACCAAACCTTAGAGGTGACATTCACCTTGATAAGACATTCCTTATTAACATGATGGATCAATCTAAAGGTCCATTGGTCAAGCTATCTATCAGTGCTTGGTCAGGCGAATCACCAAAGGTCGGCAAGTTCTTGACTTTAAATATTGGTGAACCATATGTTAAACCATCGCAAGATGATGATCTTCCATACTAAGGGGCTGACATGACTATTTTTAAATCAAAACTTAAACAAGTTAGCCAAGAAATTATCAAAAAACGTGGCAGACCAGTAGGTTCTTCTAAAAAACCAAAAATATTTAAAGATGTTCATCCTGAAACATTGATGGATACCTTAAAAAAGTGGGATGAAATGGAAGCCCAGCCAGTACAAACTGATTGGGAAACTATTGCCAAGAAACAAGAAGAACGGCTTAGTGCTTACATATCAGAGAATGAAGAATTGGCAAAGATCTGCATTATGCGCTGGGAAGAGATTCAGCATCTTAAATACCTAGTAAAGTATTTGGAAGGCAGACATGAAGACACTTCAGTTTGAAGCCGTCAAAGTAGCCCTAAAGCAGGATAAGACAGGCTATGTCCTGACCTTATCTCTGCACCCAGACGAAATCCCAGAAGATTTATTGCGAGATTTTGTTGGGGCTAGATACCAAGCCGTCCTTGTCAGAATGGATGGCAATGAGAACCCAATGGATAAAGCCCAAGAGTTTGCAGGAGACAGGGCTATTCGGATTGCAGGGTTACTTTGCCGAGATCCTAAGTTCTGGAAGTTCTTACATTCTGATGATCGTATCTTTGATGAGGACATGGAAGAAGCTACTGAATGGGTGCGTAGCTATCTCAATATCCCATCTAGGGCAGATCTTAAAACAAATCGGGAAGCACAAATCCTATTGGACAGACTACACAGAGAGTATACGGAATGGACACAAAAAAACTAATACCTTATTCGGTGTATTTACCAGAGGAACACCATATAAAGCTCAAGCAGTTTGCCAAAGAAAGAAAGGCATCCGAGTTAATTCGTGATGCCATTGGTATGTTGGTAGATGGCACAGATGTATTTAATACTGGCTACAACAAAGGTATCCAGGATGCTGCAAAAATTATTTACAACTGCCAGGAAGCTCAAATGATTGCCATTAAAGGCAGGGATATGGGGGATGTTCTATCTGAGTTAATAGAGGAACTTGTAAAAAAATGAACAGGTATGAAATTTCTTTTTATGAGGTTAGAACGCATTTAGTTACTTATGAAGTATTGGCTACCAATCAAGAGAAAGCTATTAAAAAAGCTTCTAAATGCCATAAAAATGCCAAGCCAATTGAAGATCAGATGATTGATGTTGAAGCTGGCAAGATGTTTAAGTGTTATTTGACGGAAACCAAAGTTAAGATGCCGTCTAAAAAGAAAGTTTCATACGGCTACGATAGCGAAGAACCAAGCTATGAATATTCCCATGTAGCCTGTCCGTCATACCCCAATTGCGATATTGATCCTAATGGGTGTAGGTTGGATATGGGTAACGATGTTGAAGAATACGGAATGAGGGATTAAATGAATAAAGAACCATTAACAGGTGCTGAGTTGGGATACGCTTTGATGGAGTTTATTGCCACTTTAGAAGGCACACCAGTGCAGGGAGTCTTGGCTGCGTTAAGCGTGGTCACAGCAACAATAGCTTGTGAAGCTGGCTATGAAGAAGAGAAAGCTGTTTATGCTTTCCGTAAATCTTACGGGGAAGCCAAACGCAGGATTGAGAAATTAAAAAAGGAACTTAACTAATGAACGAGCAAGACCTAAGAGATTGCTTTGCCTTTATGTTGACAGTTGGTTTTGCCATGAAAGGAGAAGTAAACCCCAAAGCAATTTGGGAAATAGCCGATCTAATGGTGGAAGCCAGAGACCAGAAACACACTGCAGGATTGCCTCCTATTAAAAGGAGAACCAAAAAATGAGAAAGGTAAGCATACGAACAGTTGAAAATACTATTGGGCTGGCACGTAGTGTCGCTAATGGAACAACCAAGTTTCCTTTTATGGGTTATTGCGCAGACCTGATGGAAAAAATGTTAGAAGAGATTAAACAGGCAAGAAAGGCACAAGAGAAATGAGGATAGACCTGACAGTCCATGAAATGTTGGTCTGTCAAACTCTAGGTGTCTTAAGAAGAAGCTCTGCTATGGGCAATGTCAAAGATCAACAAATGGGCGATCAAAGTCCTTGGAACATTGATATTGATGGGGTTATTGGCGAGATGTGCGTAGCCAAGCACTTCAATGTATTCCCAGATATGACTGTTGGCATCCGTAAAGGTGGTGCTGACCTTACGATTGAAAATAAATCTGTTGATGTAAAGACTACCAGAGTGAAGTCTGGCAGGTTACTATCAACGCTAAAGAAGGTAGAAGACCCTTGTGATATCTATGTCCTTGTCATTGTTGATGATAAAGGTGGCGATATGGTGGGATGGATAAATAAAGAAGAATTGTTTTTGCCAGAAAATATCACGGATCTAGGTCATGGTCGGGGATATGGATTAACCCAAAGCCAGTTAAAAAAATTTAAGGAGGGCGAATGACTACCTTTACAACCCAAGACAGAGAAGAGGAAGAACAGTATCTTCGTCTGCAAATCAAGATTCAGCAGGACGAAATAGACCGCCTAAATGGTAGAATAATGCTCGTTGAAAAAGAAAGAGATGCCTATCAAATGGCTTATTCTGCCTTGTTAAACCACAATATATCCAAAAGTGTCCGTCTTAACAAAGACGATGAAGACTTCGACATGGATGGTCGTTGTTAATGTATCGAAATAGGAAATTACTTGATTTACTTAGAAAATCCCCATGCCAGATATGTGGTAGAGAAGACGGCACAGTTGTGGCTGCACATTCCAATCAGCTTCGGGATGGTAAAGGCAGAGGACTTAAAGCCCATGACTACCGATGCGCTGCCCTATGTTTCACCTGCCATGCTGATATTGACCAGGGCAAATTGCTCTCCAAGGCTGAACGTATTGAAGCGTGGGAGGAAGCACACCGCAAAACAATTGGCTGGTTATTTGAGAATAACCACATAAATACAACATATTGACAAAATTTTGTAGTTTTGTGCTATATTTAGTAGGTCAGCCCACTCTGACACGCACTCTTAGATCTCCTAGCAGAGTCTTGTGCAAAGCAAGCCCTCGGATCAACACACGATCCTAAACCCCCAGCCTAAAAAACTGGGGGTTTTTCTTTGTCAAACTATTGCAAATAATTTTCAGCCGTAGTAACCTAGTCGGGCTAGGAGAAGTAATGTGTAGACAAACGATTAAGTTCGTATGTCTGTGCCTACTTCTCCCTGCCGTACTCCAAACGATATCAAGAACCTAACTGGGTTGCGTGGAAGAGAACATAGGCTAATCATTCACCCGATTGCAAGCCTCGTAGCCTTAAATGGGGACTACACAAGAGGGATAGACCAGTGGTGAGACAAACTATCCATCGATTGAACATTAACTCAGGTAGGACTGGATGTATTCATACATTGGGTCAGGTGTGATGCTTATCACCCTTGGGGTAACTATGGATGAGATTTATGTTGTATGTTTGTTATTTTTTGCTAAACTGGAATTTCCATTTGCTAGGAGAAAGAATTGAAAAAATTAAATATATCCGTCATTCGTATTGATGGCGGAACACAATCAAGAAAAGAACTAAACCAATACAAAGTAGCTGAATACGCTGATTTAATGAAGGATGGGGTCGTATTCCCACCCATTACAGTGTTCTTTGATGGATCTGATTACTGGCTTGCATCAGGATTCCACCGCTACTTTGCCACCAAGACCAATAACATTGTTTCCATTGAGTGCGACATCAAAGACGGCACTGTCAGGGATGCCAAACTGTTCGCCTATGGCGCTAACAATCATGGGCTACCCCATACGGCAGAAGAGAAGCGTGAAATCGCCTTGAATATGTTTAAGGACTCTGAATGGAACAAATGGTCAAATGCCACCATTGCCAAGCACATTGGTGTGTCAGCCATGACCATAGGTCGTATCCGTAAGTCACTGGATGAACCGCAAAAGGATGAGATTGTCTACCTTAAAGACGGCAAAGAGACTGTGATGAAGACCAAGAACTTGGGCAAAAAGAAGGAAGAACCCAAGGTAGAGGTTACAGAAGCCGATCCAGTAGAGGAAAAGATTCAGGAATTGACAGACACCATCGTCATACTGGATAAGGAACTAACCCAAGCTAGAGATGTCATCGCTACCAAACGATGGAACGCAAGCGAGATTGAGGTTGAGGACATACACGATACAGTAATCAATTTGCGTGAGCAGATTCGTGTCCTTGAGATTGATAACAAAGCTTTGCGTGATAGCAGAGATATGTATCAGAAAAGGAACGCAGAACTGATTCGTCAGTTAAAAGCCCAAGCCAAGAAGAAGTAAGTCATGGATTTAGTATTGCGTGAACATCAGATGGGAGTGGTGGATTCGCTTCGTCAAGGGTTTAAGGACGGGCATAGATGCCAACTTCTCTATGCACCAACGGGCTTTGGCAAGACAGAGGTGGCTATCTACCTGATGAAGGCTACGGCAGACAACTATAAAAAAACAGCCATGATCCTTGATCGGATCGTTTTGATAGATCAAACCAGTCTTCGTCTTACCAAGTATTCCATCAAACATGGGGTTATCCAGTCAGATCACTGGAAGAAAGATCCTACCCAACGCATCCAGATTTGCTCATCTCAGACCATTGAGAAACGGCAAAACTTCCCCGACATTGACCTATTGGTCGTGGATGAATGTCATATCACTCGTCAGCAGATTACGGAGATCATCCAAACTAACCCCAAGATCAAGGTTATTGGGCTAACCGCTACCCCATTCACCAAGGGCTTGGGCAACATCTATTCCAATGTTGTTTGTGCTTCTACGACAGAATCCTTAGTCAATAACAAGTGGTTAGCACCGCTAAAAGTCTTTATTGCCAAAGAAATCGACATGACAGGGGTAAAGAAAGTCGCAGGAGAATGGAGTCCAGACCAAGTAACGCAAAGAGGTATGCAGATTACTGGCGATATCGTGGAAGAATGGATTAAGAAGTGCCATGAGATCTTCGGCAAACCACGCAAGACAATCGTGTTCTGTGCAGGTGTGGCTCATGGTCAAGACCTGGTGGAGCAATTCGCCAGGAAGGGTTACAACTTCGTCAGCGTATCCTATAAGGACAATAGTGAGTATAAACAGGAGGTAATTGATGATTTCTCTAAGCCCGATACATCTATTCATGGTCTTATTGCTACTGATATTCTCACTAGGGGCTTTGATGTTCCTGATGTTATGGTTGGGGTATCAGCTCGCCCTTTTAGTAAGTCACTTAGTTCTCATATTCAGCAATTGGGTCGTGTCATGCGAGCTTGTGACGGCAAAGACTTTGCTCTTTGGCTAGATCACTCAGGAAACTATGTCAGATTCAGGGATGACTGGGAAGAAATCTATGCAGAAGGTGTAAGGCA